ATGAAGCCGGATTCCATGGCCGCGGACGCGGTCCGGCCCAGCTTTGGGCGCGCCCTCGAATTATACGAGGAACTGACGACGCGCCTCATCGAGACCGTCAACGCAATTGATGTGAAGGACCGGGATACAGCCACCCTCAAGGAGGAAATCGAGCTGGTCAAGAATTTTCAGAAAATCCTTTTGATGGTGTTTGATTTTGAATCGCAGTTGTTCAAGCGAGGGGGCGCAAGCTCCAGCGACGGCCGGGGCGCCCTCGATCTTGACGGGGCGCGGGCTGAAATCGGGCGCCGTCTTGCTCGCCTCGAAGCCGCAGGAGATACGGGATGAGTTTCTCGCGTCGCTGAGCCCCAACGCGCTCGCGGCCCTGCCCTGGCTGTTCGAGTTCTGGGCGCGACCCGAGCATCAGCTTCCCCCCGAGGGCGCCTGGACGACCTGGGTGATCCTCGGCGGGCGCGGCTCGGGCAAGACGCGGGCGGGGGCCGAGTGGCTGCGCGCGCATATCGAGGGCGCGACCCCCGAGGCGAAGGGGATCGCGCGGCGCGTGGCGCTGGTCGCCGAGACGCGCGAGCAGGCGCGCGACATCATGGTGTTCGGCGAGTCGGGCATCATCGCCAACACCCCGCCCGACCGGCGGCCCGAGTACCTGGCGTCGCGCCACAAGCTGATCTGGCCAAACGGCGCGGAGGCGCAGCTTTTCTCCGCCTCCAACCCCGAGGCGCTGCGGGGGCCGCAATTCGATCTGGCGTGGTCGGACGAGCTCGCGAAATGGCGGCGCGCGGAGGTGGCGTGGGACATGCTGCAGTTCGGGCTGCGGCTGGGGCGGTCTCCCCGGCAGGTGGTCACCACGACGCCGCGCGACGCGGCGGTGCTGCGCCTGATCCTCGACGACGCCGCGACGGTGACGACGACGGCCCGGACATGGGACAACCGCGCGTTCCTGGCGGACAACTTCCTGGAGAAGATCACGCGGCGCTATCACGGCACGTTCACCGGCCGGCAGGAACTCGAGGGCGCGCTGCTGTTCGAGACCCCCGGCGCGCTGTTCACCCGCCGCATGATCGACGCGGCGCGGGTCGAGACGGCGCCGACGCTCGACCGCATCGTCGTCGCGGTCGATCCGCCGGTGACCTCCGGCCCGCGCGCCGACGAATGCGGGATCATCGTCGCGGGAAGGGCGGGCGAGGCGATCTATGTGCTCGCCGACCGCTCGGTCGGCGCGGCGACGCCCGCGGTCTGGGCCGCGCGCGTTCTCGAAGCCTATCGCGAGTTCTTCGCGGACACGATCGTGGCCGAGGTCAATCAGGGCGGCGATCTGGTCGCCAAGCTGATCCGCGACCTCGACCGCTTCGCGCCGGTTCGCACGGTGCGGGCGGTGCGCTCGAAGGGTGCGCGGGCGGAGCCCGTGTCGATGCTCTACGAGCAGGGGCTGGTGCGCCATGTCGGCGCGTTGCCGAAGCTCGAGGAGCAGCTTTGCGCCTTCGGGCGACAGGCGGGAAGCCCCGATCGGGTGGACGCGCTGGTGTGGTCGGTGACCGAACTGACCCAGGGCGCCGAGGCACGGGCCCGCATCCGCGGGCTGTGACGTTCTGAAATCTTCAGCGGGAGGCGCCAATGGCGTTCAGCGTGTTCGGCGCGCGGAAGGACGACGCGCGTGAAATCAAGGCGTCGGCGGTCGGCGCCATGACGGCGATCCACGGCGTGGGCCGGCCGGCATGGACCCCGCGCGATGCGGTCTCGCTGACGCGGGTGGGCTATGGCGGCAACGTGGTGGGATTTCGCTGCGTGCGCATGATCGCCGAGGCCGCCGCCGCGACCCCCCTGCGCTTCAGCGAGGGCGGCGCGGCGCTGGCGGAGCATCCGCTGCTCGCGCTGCTCGACCGGCCGAGCCCGGGCCAGGACGGCGCGGCCCTGCTCGAGGCGCTCTACGGGCATCTGCTGCTGGCGGGCAACGCCTATGTCGAAGCCGCCGGCGCCGAGGACGGCGTCGCGCCCGCCGAGCTTCACATCCTCCGCCCCGACCGGGTGCGGGTGATCCCGGGGCGCGACGGCTGGCCCGAGGGATATGAATACCGGGTGGGCGCCAAGGCGCATGTCTTCGACATGACGGGCCCCTGCCCGCCGCTGCTGCATCTGCGCGCGTTCCATCCGCTCGACGACCATTACGGCATGTCGCCGCTCGAGGCGGCGGCCGTGTCGGTCGACATCCACAACGCGGCGGCGAAATGGACGAAGGCGCTGCTCGACAACGCGGCGCGGCCGTCGGGCGCGGTGATCTACAAGGGCGTCGACGGCCACGGGGCGATGACCGACGAGCAGTACAAGCGGCTCGTCGAGGAGCTCGAGACCAACCATCAGGGCGCGCGCAACGCCGGACGCCCGATGCTCCTCGAGGGCGGGCTCGACTGGAAGCCGATGGGTTACTCCCCCTCGGAGATGGAGTTTCTCGAGACCAAGAACGCGGCGGCGCGCGAGATCGCGCTGGCCTTCGGCGTGCCGCCGATGCTGCTCGGCCTGCCCGGCGACAATACCTACGCCAACTACCAGGAAGCCAACCGCGCCTTCTATCGCCAGACGGTCGCGCCGCTGGTGCGGCGCACGGCGGCGGCGCTGTCGGCCTGGCTCGGCTGGCGCTGGGGGGGCGCGGTGCGGGTGGAGGCCGACCCTGACCGGACGCCGGCGTTTGCAGCGGAACGGGATGCCCAATGGATGAGGATATCGGCGGCGACGTTTCTCGACGACGACGAAAAGCGCTCGCTTCTCGGGCTGGCGCCGCGGCAAAAGCCGCGCCCATGACCGAGGGCGCAGGGCGCCGGCACGGAGGCTCGCGCTTTCTCTATGAGCCTTTCGACACCGCGCACGCCCGGATGGACACGCATGAGCGGGTTTTCGAGGAGAGGTGGAACGCGCTGGAAAACCGTCTGTCGAATATCGAGACGTCGGTGCAACTGCTGGAGCGGCGGCTGTGGGTCGGGCTCTACGGCGTCGCCGTGGGGATCGCGACGCAGCTCGCGGTCCTGCTGATCACCAAGCTTGTCCTGATTTGAGGAGGTCCGCGATGCGGAACAGCGACCCGGCCGCGGCGACGCGGCTGGAAACCAAGTTCATGGCGTTCGAGGATCGCACGGCGCTGGGCGCAGACCGGCTCCAGGGCTATGCGAGCCTTTATGACGTCGCCGATCAGAACGGCGACGTGGTGGCGCCGGGCGCGTTCGCAGCGGCGCTGCTGCGCCCGGGGCGGTCGGTGAAGCTGCTGTGGCAGCATGACCCGGCGCAGCCGATCGGGGTGTGGGAGACGCTGCGCGAGGACGCGCGGGGGCTCCATGTCTCGGGGCGGCTGCTGACCGAGATCCGGCGCGGCGCGGAGGCGGCGGCGCTGCTCGCGGCGGGGGCGGTGGACGGGCTGTCCATCGGCTACCGGACCGTGCGCGCCGAACGGCTGCCCGGCGGCGGCCGCAGGCTCGTCGAAATCGACCTTTGGGAAGTGTCGCTCGTGACGTTTCCGATGCTTTCCGAAGCCCGCGCGGCGACGACCACCCCCGCCGACGACGACCGGGGCGACGCCGCGCGCGCCCTCGCCGAGGCGTTCAACGCGGCGCGCGGCATGTTCGCATGACCGCCACGCGCCCTTTCCTGTCCGGAGCCAACGAGGAATTTGAGATGACCGACATTTCATCGCCCGACTTCCCGCGCCATCGCGACCCGGTGCTCGAAGCCAAGGCGGCCATGACCGATTTCACCAATGATTTCCGTGCATTCCAGTCGAGGATCGAAACGAAGATGAAAACCCAGGACGACCGCATCTCGTTGCTCGACCGCAAGGCGCAGGGGCGCCCGGCGATCGCGACCGCCGCCAGCGAGGCCACCCCGCACCGCAAGGCGATCGCCGCCTACCTGCGGGGGGGCGACGAAAGCGGCCTGCGCGCGGTGACCACCGAGCGCAAGGGGCTGACCACCGACACGGTGGCCGATGGCGGCTTCCTGATCGACCGGCAGACCTCGGACCGCATCGCCACCGTGCTGCGCGGCGGGGCGTCGCTGCGCGCGGTCGCCAATGTGGTGACGATCGAGGCGGGCTCGTACGATGTGCTGGTCGATCATTCGGAACTGGTGACCGGCTGGGCGACCGAGACCGCCGCCGCGATCGAGACCGCCGCCTCGCAGGTCGAGCGCATCTCGATCCCGCTGCACGAACTCGCGGCGATGCCCAAGGCCTCGCAGCGGCTGCTCGACGACGCGGCGTTCGATCTGGAGGGATGGCTCGCGGACACCATCGCCGAGAAGTTCTCGCGCGCCGAGAACGCGGCTTTCGTCGGCGGCGACGGGATCGACAAGCCGACTGGGTTCCTGAGCTATCCGGGCGTGCCCGCCGACGCCTGGGTCTGGGGATCGCTCGGCTATGTCACCACCGGGGCGGCGGGGGACTTCAATCCGGCCGAGCCGGCCGACGCGATCGTGGACCTCGTCTACAGCCTCGGCGCGCGCTACCGCGCCAACGCGGTGTTCGCGATGAACTCCAAGACCGCCGGGACCGTGCGGAAGATGAAGGACGCCGACGGGCGCTTCCTGTGGTCCGAGAGCATCAGCGCCGACCAGCCCGCGCGCCTGATGGGCTATCGCGTCGTGACCTGCGAGGACATGCCCGACATCGCCCCCGACGCCGCGGCGATCGCCTTCGGCGACTTCCACGCGGGCTACACGGTCGCGCAGCGGGCCGACATGCGCATCCTGCGCGACCCCTACTCGGCCAAGCCGCACGTGCAGTTCTACGCCTCGGTGCGCGTCGGCGGCGACGTGACCGACTTCGCAGCGATCAAGCTGCTGAAGTTCGCGGTGAACTGACGCGTGGCACGGGCGGGCGGCGCGATGAACCGGCGTCGCTCGCACGCACGCGGCGGATCCTCATTTTCCCGGGACGCGAGGTGACCGGATGCTGACCGATATCTCTCCGCCAAAGGCGCAGCGGAGCCAGCTCGATGCGCTCGCAGCCTATCTGCGGCTGCCAGCGGGCTTCGCGGGGGCGCCCGACGACGCGATGCTTGCGCCGCTGATCGAGGCGGCGGCGCTCGAGGTGGAGCGCTGGACGGCGCGCGCGCTCATGCAGCGGGCGTTCCTGCTGCGCGTGGATCGCTGGGACAGCCCGACGCGCCACGCGCTGCCGCTGTCTCCGGTGGTCTCGGTCGAGACGCTGACGCTCGTGGACGCCGCCGGGGCGCGCAGCGAGATCGCGCCGGATCGCTGGCGCCTCGACGCTGCCGCCGGACCGCCGGCGCTTCGGGGCGCGCCGCTGCTGCCCGCAATCGCGGCCGGGGGGCATGCCGAGGCGCGGCTCGTCGCCGGCTATGGCCCCGAATGGGCCGACGCGCCGGCGGGCCTGCGTCATGCGACGCTGACCCTCGCGGCGGCCTGGTACGACGACGCAGGCGCGGTTGGCGAGGCTCCGCCCGCAACCGTCGCGGCGCTGCTCGCCCCCTATCGGCGGCTGCGACTGTGAGCGCGGACCCGCGCACCGCTCCGACGCTCTCGCGGCGGCTGACGCTCGAGGCGCCGGGCTTCGCGGCGGACGGCGCCGGCGGAAGCGTGACGACGTGGACGCCGCTCGGCGAGCACTGGGCGGAGGTGCGCGCGACCTTTGCGGCCGAGCGCTTCGCGGGCGACGCCGAGGCGAGCCGCGTCACGCATCGCATCGTCGTGCGCTGGGCGCCGCCGGGGCATCCCGCCCGCCCGCTGGCCACGCAGCGGTTTCGCGACGGGGCGCGCACGTTCGCGATCCTGGGCGTCGCCGAGGCCGACCCGCGCAACCGCTTTCTCGCATGCTGGACGGTTGAGGAGGCTTCGGCATGACCTATGCGTTCTCGTTGCCTCTGCAGGAGGCGATCCACGCGCGGCTGACGCAGGACCCGGTCATCGCCGGGCTGGTGGCCGGGCGCATCCACGACGACCCGCCGCACACCGCGATCCGGGCTGGCGAGGGGCTGCCCTATATCGTGCTCGGCGACGAAGAGGTCGACGCCTGGTCGAGCGCCACGGATCGCGGGGCGATGCATGCGGTGCAGATCTCGATCGTCTCGGGTCAGCGGGGCTTTGCGGGCCTCAAGCGAATCGCGCAGGCCGTCTGCGACGCGATGCTCGGGCCGCTGGACCTGACGCGCGGACGGGTGGTGAACGCGACCTTTCTCGCCGGGCGGACGCGGCGGATCGAGAAGGACGCGCTGCGCCGGCTCGACCTGCGCTTCCGGCTCGCGATCGAAGACGATGTTTCAGCAACGTGAGGAGTGAGGATCATGGGCGCCCAGAGAGGCAAGGACCTGCTCGTCAGGCTAGACGCCGACGCGACGGGGACATTCACGACGGTCGCGGGGCTGCGCGCGACGCGCATCGCGCTCAACGCCGGGACGGTGGACGCCACCACGGCCGAGGCGCCGGGGCGCTGGCGCGAACTGCTCGGCGGCGCGGGGGTTCAGTCGGCGGAGGTCTCCGGCTCGGGCGTGTTCAAGGACGCCGCCTCCGACGCGGCGCTGCGGCAGGCGTTCTTCGACGGCGCAATCCCGGCCTTTCAGATCGTGATCCCCGATTTCGGCGCGATCACCGGGCCATTCCAGATCACGGGGCTCGAATACGCCGGCGAGCATGATGGCGAGGCGACCTACGAGGTCACGCTCGCCTCGGCGGGCGCGCTCGCCTTCGCGGCGCTCTGAGCGATGGCCAATCCGTATCGCGGCGAGGTCGACGTGGCGGTCGACGGCGCGACGCGCACCTTGCGGCTGACGCTCGGGGCGCTCGCGGAGCTCGAGGCGACGCTCGAGGCGGAGGGTCTCGTGGATCTGGCCGAGCGCTTCGAGCGCGGGGGCGTGCGGGCGGGCGACGTGATCGCGGTGCTCGCGGCGGGGTTCCGCGGCGCCGGGGCGGCGGAGGGCCCGGACGAGGTCGGGCGGATGAGCTTCGAGGGCGGCGCCGCCGGCGCGGCGCGGGCGGCGGCGAAGCTGCTGAGCGTCGCCTTCACCGGGAGCGAGGCGTGAGCCGGCGCCTCGACTGGGCGGGGCTGATGCGCGTGGGGCTCGGCCGGCTGCGGCTCGCGCCCGACGCGTTCTGGGCGATGAGCCCGGCAGAGTTCAGCGCCGCGAGCGGCGCGGCTTCCGGCGCCGCGCCGCTCGGGCGGGCCGGACTGGCGACGCTGATGACGCGGTTTCCCGATCAGAACATGAGGACAGGCGATGAATGACCCGTTTTCCCGACCCGCGCTTGCGCCGGGCCTCGACGCCGCGGCGCGGGGGTTTTCGGAGGAACTGCGCCGCGCGGGCGACGAGATGCGCGGCGCCGACCGCGCGGCGCAGGGACTGTCGGGCGCGGTCGGCGTCGGACTGCGGCGCGCGATGGACCAGGCGATCTTCGGCGGCGCAAAACTGTCGGACGTGCTGCGCGGCCTTGGCGAGAGCGTGGCGCGTTCGGCGCTGGGGTCGTCGCTCGCGCCGGTGCGCGAGGCGGCGGGACAGGGGATCGGCGGGCTCGTGACGGGGCTTGTCGGCAGGCTTGCGGGCGTCGCCGGATTCGCGAAGGGCGGAGCGTTCTCGTCGGGGCGGGTGCGGGCCTTCGCGCGCGGTGGGGTGGTCGACGCACCGACGCTGTTTGCGACGCGCGGGGGCGGCGGCGCGGGGCTTATGGGCGAAGCCGGGCCCGAGGCGATCCTGCCGCTGGCGCGCGGGCCCGACGGACGGCTCGGGGTGCGCGGCGGCGGCGGCGGCGGCGTGCATGTCACGCTCAACGTGACGACCGCCGACGCCGAGAGTTTTCAGCGGTCCCGCTCGCAGATCGCCGCCGCGCTCGCGCGCGCGGTCGATCGCGGGCGGCGCGGTTTGTGAGGTGTGACGATGAGCTTTCACGAAGTGCGCTTTCCCGCCGCGCTGTCGTTCGGGTCGAGCGGCGGCCCCGAGCGGCGCACCGAGATCGTCACGCTCGCGAGCGGATTCGAGGAGCGCAACACGCCCTGGGCGCATTCGCGCCGCCGCTACGACGCGGGGATCGGGTTGCGCGGACTCGCCGACATCCAGGCGGTGCTGGCGTTCTTCGAGGCGCGGATGGGACGGCTCTACGGGTTTCGCTGGAAGGACTGGGCCGATCACAGCTCGGGCGCGCCCGCGGCCGCGCCCGACCCCGGCGATTGCGTGATCGGCGCGGGCGACGGCGCGACGCGGGTCTTTCAGCTGTCGAAGACCTACGCCTCGGGGCCCGCAGTCCATGTCCGCCCGATCGCCAAGCCCGTCGCGGGGAGCGTGCGCGTGGCCGTCGACGGCGCCGAGATCGCGCAAGGCGCCGGATTCACGGTCGACGTCGCGACCGGCCTCGTGACGCTGGCGCTCGCGCCTGGCGCGGGCGCCCTGGTGACGGCGGGCTTCGCCTTCGACGTGCCGGTGCGCTTCGACACCGACCGCATCGAGGTGAACATGGCGGCCTTCGAGGCGGGCGAGATCCCCTCGATCCCGATCGTGGAGGTGAAGGTCTGATGCGCGCGATCAACCCCGCCCTTCAGGCCAGCCTCGACAGCGGAGCGACGACGCTGTGCGCCTGCTGGCGGATCGACCGGACGGACGGCGTCTCGCTGGGCTTCACCGATCATGACCGCGCGTTGCGCTTCGACGGGCTGACCTTCGAGGCGGCGAGCGCGGTGGCGGCGAGCGCGGGCGAGGCGTCGCTCGGGCTCGCCGCCGACAACGCGCAGATCGAAGGCGCGCTCGCCTCGGCGGCGATCACCGCGCGCGACATCGCCCTCGGGCGCTATGACGGCGCGCAGGTGCGCCGCTGGCTGGTCGACTGGTCCGACGTCGCCGCGCGGACGCTGATGTTTCGCGGGACGCTCGGCGAGATCGCGCGCGGCGATCTGGCGTTCACGGCGGAGGTCGAGGGTCTTGCGGCGGCGCTGAACCAGCCCATCGGCCGGGCCTATCTGCCGACATGCGACGCGGACCTCGGGCCCGCGCGCGGCGGGGTAGACAGCGACGCGCCCGCGTTCGCCGCCACGGCCCGCGTGGGCGCGGCCGTGGACGACCGCGTGATCGAGACGCAGGGGCTGGAGGCGTTCGAGGCGGGATGGTTCACGCGCGGCAAGCTGACCTGGGTTTCGGGCGCCAATGCCGGGCTGGTCGCGCAGGTGCGCGCCGACGTCGTGCGGGCGGGGGCGCATGTGCTCGAGCTCTGGCTGCCGGCGGCGGACGCCGTGGTTGCGGATGACGCGTTCCGGGTGGTCGCCGGTTGCGACAAGCGGTTCGAAACCTGCCGCGGGAAATTCCGCAACGTGCTGAACTTCAGGGGATTTCCGCACATGCCCGGGGATGACTGGGCCACATCCTATCCCGCGTCCGGCGCGGCGAACGACGGGGGGTCGCTGAATGGATGACTATCCGGACGCGGCGATGCGCGTGGTCGAGGCCGCGCGGCGGTGGATCGGCACGCCCTATGTCCACGCGGCGAGCGCGCGCGGCGCGGGGGCTGACTGCCTGGGGCTGATCCGGGGCGTGTGGCGCGAAATCCATGGCGGCGAGCCCGAGCCAACCCCGGCCTATACGCCCGACTGGTCCGAGGCCTCACGCGAGGAGCGGCTGTGGGCCGCGGCGCGGCGGCGCATGGCGCAGGTCGATCCCGGCGTGGCCTCGCCGGGCGACGTGCTGCTGCTGCGGATGCGCGACGCGGGACCGGCCAAGCATCTGGGGGTGCTCGCGCGGGACGGCGTGGGCGCGCCGACGATGATCCACGCCTATAGCGGCCGCGGCGTGGTGGAATCCCCGCTCGGCGAGGCATGGGCGCGGCGGGTGGTCGCCGCGTTCAGGATACCCGAAGGAGTGCGGTGATGGCGACGCTGGTACTGGCGGCGGCGGGAAGCGCGGCCGGCGGCGCGGTCGGGGGCGGGTTCGCCGGGATCGCGGCGCCCGCGCTCGGACAGGCGCTCGGCGCGGTTGCGGGCGGCATGATCGACCAGCGCATCCTCGGGGCCGGGGCGCGCGTGGTGGAGACCGGGCGGCTCGGCAGCCTGCGGCTTCAGGGCTCGCGCGAGGGCGCGGCGATCGCCCGCGTCTACGGCCGGATGCGCCTTGCCGGCAACGTGATCTGGGCGACGCGGTTTCGCGAGCGCGCGAGCGACAGCGCGCGCGGGGGCAAGGGCGGCGCCCCGCGCGCCACCGTGCGCGAGTTCAGCTATTCCGTCAGCCTCGCGGTCGGTCTTTGCGAGGGACCGATCGCGCGGATCGGGCGGATCTGGGCCGACGGCCAGATTTTCACGCAGGAGGACGCCGCGATCCGGCTGCATCGCGGCGCGGCGGATCAGCCGCCGGACCCGCTGATCGAGGCGCTCGAGGGGCCGGGGAACGCGCCGGCCTACCGAGGAACGGCCTATCTCGTGTTCGAGGATCTGGAGCTCGCCCGGTTCGGCAACCGCGTGCCGCAGTTCAATGTCGAGGTGTTCCGTCAGCCCGACGCCGACCGGACCCTGTCGGCCGAGTTCGCGCCGCCCCTGACGGAGCTGATCGAGGCGGTCGCGCTCTCGCCGGGGTCGGGCGAGTTCGCGCTGGAGACGACCGAGGTTCGCCGGCGGCTCGATCCGGGCGTATCGGTCGCGGAGAACGTCAACTCGGCTGCTGGCCTGCCCGACCTGCTGGTCGCGCTCGATCAGCTCCGCGAGGAGGCGCCGGCCTGCCGGTCGGTCTCGCTGGTCGTCTCATGGTTCGGCGACGATCTGCGCGCCGGGCGATGCCGGATAGCGCCCGCCGTCGAGGACGCAGCCAAGGCGACCGAGCCGGTCGACTGGCGGGTCGGCGGGCTTGCGCGCAAGCAGGCGCGGGTCGTGGGCCGCACCCCGGACGGCCGCCCGGTCTTCGGCGGCACGCCCTCAGACAGCGGCGTGATCGCGAGCATCCGCGAACTGAAGGCGCGCGGGCTGAAGGTGGTCTTTCATCCCTTCATCCTGATGGACATCGCGCCCGGCAACGCCCTGCCCGACCCCTATGGCGGCGCGGCGCAGGCGGCCTATCCGTGGCGCGGCCGCATCACGCTCGACGCAGCCCCGGACCAGCCCGGCACCGCCGACAAGACCCCGGCGGCGGCGGCGGACGTCGCGCGGTTCTTCGGCGCGGCGCAGCGCGGGGACTTCGCCCCCGCGGGGGACACGATCCTCTACGCCGGACCGCCGGAATGGTCGTTCCGCCGCTTCATCCTGCACCATGCGCATCTTTGCGCGCGCGCGGGCGGAGTGGACGCGTTCTGCATCGGCTCGGAGATGCGCGGGCTGACGACGATCCGGTCGGACGGCGAGACCTACCCGGCGGTCGCGGCGCTGAAGGCGCTCGCGGGGGACGTGCGGGCGATCCTGGGCGCGACGACGAAGATCGGCTACGCCGCCGACTGGTCGGAGTATTTCGGCCATCAGCCGCAGGACGGCTCGGGCGACGCGCTGTTTCATCTCGATCCGCTCTGGGCCGACCCTGACATCGATTTCATCGGAATCGACAACTACATGCCGATCGCCGACTGGCGCGACGGACATGATCACGCCGACGCAGCGCGGGCGCGCTCGATCTACGAGCTGTCCTATCTGCAATCCCAGATCGAGGGCGGCGAGGGATTCGACTGGTTCTACGCCAGCGACGCCGACCGGCTGGCGCAGCGCCGTACGCCGATCGCCGACGGCGCGCATGGCGAGGACTGGCTGTTTCGCTACAAGGACCTGAGGGGTTGGTGGTCAAACGCTCACCATGACCGGCCCGGCGGGGTGCGCGCTTCTCAGCCGACCGCGTGGAGTCCGGGCTCGAAGCCGATCTGGTTCACCGAACTGGGCTGTCCCGCGGTCGACAAGGGCGCCAACCAGCCCAACGTGTTCATCGATCCGAAATCCTCCGAGAGCGCGGCGCCGCATTTCTCGACCGGAGCCGCGGACGATCACATGCAGCGGCGGTACCTCGAAGCGACGCTGTCCTACTGGCGCGACCCCGCGCGCAATCCGCCCGCCGCCGCCTACGCGGGACGCATGGTGGACACAGCCGCCAGTCATGTGTGGACCTGGGACGCGCGGCCCTGGCCCGATTTTCCGCAGCGCCTGAATGTATGGGGCGACGGGGACAACCACCGGCTCGGGCACTGGATAACCGGGCGGCTGGGAGCGGCGGGGCTCGGCGAACTCGTCGCGGAGATCTGCGCCGAGTCGGGGTTGCGCGACATCGATGTCTCCGACCTGCACGGCGCCGTCGACGGCTACGCGCAGGAGGCGACGCAGACCGGCCGGCAGGCGTTGCAGCCGCTGATGCTGAGTTTCGGGTTCGACGCGGTCGAGAGCGGCGGGCGCGTGCGCTTCGTGACGCGCGGCCGCGCGGCCGCACGGCATATCGCGCCGGCGGATGTGGTCGCCGATCCCGCGCAGGACGCCCCCGCCTCCTCGCTGCGGTTCACGCGTGCGACGGCGCGGGAGAACCCGGCGGCGGTGCGGCTCGGCTATGTCGCGTCGGACGCGGCCTACGAGCCGTCGGCGGCCGAGGCGCGGGGCGCAGGCGGCCAGGATCCGCGCGTCGAGACCGCCGAGACCGCGGTCGCGATGACCGCGGCGCGGGCGCAGGCGGTCGTCGACCGCTGGCTCGCGGAAAGCGCGCTCGGACGGGAGGAGGCGACGCTCGCGCTGCCGCCCTCGCGCATCGCGCTCGAGCCGGGTGACGCGCTGCTGTTGCCGACCGCGCTCGGCGCGCGCCCCTACCGAATCGACCGCGTCACGGATCGCGGGCGTCGCGAGATCGTCGCGCGCCGGGTGGACGCCTCGGTTCACCAGAGCGTCCCCGTCGAACCCCGCCGCGCCAGTCCGCCCGCGCTGGTCGTGCGCCAGCCGCTGGCGGTCGCGCTGCTCGACGCGCCCGCGATCGGAGACGCGGCGGCGCATCAGCCGCTCATCGCGGCCTTCGCCGCGCCCTGGCCCGGGCAGGCGGCGGTGTATCGCTCGACCCGCGATGACGGGTATGCGCTCGACCGGCTGATCGATCGCCCGGCGACGATGGGCGTGCTGACCACCGATCTGCCCTACGGCGCGCCGCACCGATGGATGGAGGGCGAGGGTCTGCGCGTGCGGCTGTTCGGCGGCGCGCTCGCCTCGCGCGAGCGGCTCGACGTGCTGAACGGGGCGAATGTCGTCGTGATCGAGGGGGCTTCGGATGAGCTCGAGGTCATCCAGTTCGCGCGCGCCGATCTGATCGGTCCGCGCGAATACCGCCTGAGCGGGCTCCTGCGCGGACAGGCGGGAACCGAGCCGTTCATCGGCGCGCCGACGCGCGCCGGCGCGCGCTTCGTGCTGCTCGACGGCGCGCCGCAACCGGTCAGCCTGCGCGAGGACGAGCGCGGGCTTTCGCGCCATTACCGCGTGGGTCCGGCGCATGTCGCGCTCGACGATCCGAGCTTCCTGCATTTCGAGGCCGCGAGCGCGGGAGTCGGGCTGCGGCCCTACGCGCCAGCCCACCTGCGGGTTCGCACGGGCGCGGACGGGAGCCTCGTCGCGCGCTGGATCCGGCGCAGTCGCGTCGGCGGCGACAGCTGGATCGACGCCGACCCGCCGCTTGGCGAGGAGCGGGAGGCCTATCTGGTGCGGGTGCGCAAGAACGGCGTCCTGCTGCGGGCGGCCGAAACTGCCGCGCCGCTGTTCGGCTATTCGGCCGCAGACCGCGCCGCCGACGGCGCGAGCGCGCCGATCGAGATCGCCGTCGCGCAGATCTCCACGCGATTTGGTCCAGGCCCTGAGACGAAGGTGACATTTCCATGAGCGAGACGCGCAATTTCGCCCTGCCCCTGCTTGAGGCGGCGCAGGCCCAGAAACATGTGACGGTCAACGAGGCGCTGGTGCGCGTCGACGCGATGGCGGCGGCGATCGTGACCAGCCGGTCGCGCGCCCTGCCGCCCGACGACGCGGGCGAGGGCGAACTCTGGATCGTGCCCGAGGGCGCCGGAGGCGACTGGAGCGGCCGGACGGGCGCGCTCGCACTGTCCGACAATCAGGGCTGGAGCTTCACGACGCCGCGCGAGGGCCAGCGCGTCTGGCTCTCCGACGAGGGCGAGGAGGCGCGGTTCGACGGTGTGGACTGGCGCGCGGGCGCAAGCGCCATCCGCGAAGGTGCGACGAGCGCGCTGCGCGTCGTGACGCTCGACCATGCGATCGGGAGCGGCCCCGCCTCGGCAACGGTCGCGGTCATCCCCGACAAGGCTATCGTGTTCGGGGTGACGGCGCGGGTGATCGCGGATCTGACCGGCGCGGGTCTGACGACCTGGCGGCTCGGCGTGCCGGAGGCGCCCGGGCGCTACGGCGTGGGTTACGCAACCGCGCGCGGCGCCTTTGCGCAGGGCCTGACCAGCGCGCCGCTCGCCTATTTCGCCCCCACCCCGCTGCTTATCGAAGCCGAGACCGGATCGCTCGACGGCGGGACGGTGCGCCTCGCGGTGCACTTCCTCGAGATCGCGCCGCCCTCGCCATGAACGCCGACGCGCCGCTCACGCTCGAGGACGTGCTGGCGGCCGCCCGCGCCGTAGCGCGCGCCGCGGCGGCCATCCCCGGCGCGGACAGGACGCGCCTCGCATGGGTGATCCGCCATCGCGCGCGCGAAGGGTTCAGGCGCCGGCAGGCCTGCGGCCGGCCGCACCCGCGCTATGGAAGCGGAACCGTGGCGGCCGCGGCGGCGTCGCTTCTGGCGGAATGGCCGGCGGCGCCTGCGCCCGCGCGCGAGATGCTGCGCGCAGCCGCCGCGATCTGCGCTGTCTGGGCTGGGGATGCGCCGGACGAGGCCGACGGGGCCACGGACCCCATGGCGGCGGTGGTGGCGGGGGAGGGACTCGAACCCTCGACCTCAGGATTATGA